ATGATCCTCTCAAGCTTGCTTCCGACCTCGGTTACGGTACCTCTGCCGTTCAGCTTTAACGCCAAAAACATTCACGTTCTGCTCGAAGGAACCTTGGATAGCGACCTGAATCCATGCGCTGACAAAGTCATTTTTGACTTCTCGAAATTGAATTTTGCTGACCCAACCGCGATCACGGTCCTGTCTAACGTTGTTGAGTTCCTTAAGCAGAAGCATGGAACAAGGGTGTACTTCCGTAACTACACTTACCCGACGGAGGGGAACAAGTTCCTCGACGATTCTGGTTTCTTCCTTCGGTATGTTGGGCAACCAGCATTTAAAGGATCTAAGCTCCGCTCTACGACCCTGCCGCTTGAGATGGTTACGTACGATCGAAGCTACCCTTGGATTCACAATACTTTTGCCGAGTGGATTGCCGAGAGGGTGGGGCTTTCTCCGGCCTCGTTCGCTTCAATCAATGTGTGCCTGCAAGAGATCTTTAACAACATTAGTGACCACTCTGGCGAGAAGATCGGCTGCGTCTTCACTCAGCACTATCCCCAGAAGGGCGAAGTGATGCTGACTATCTCGGATTTCGGTGTCGGGATTCCTTTCAATGTCCGCAAGGTCGAGCCTGGCGTGAGTGATGCAGAAGCGCTCGAGAAGGCTGTCGTAGAAGGTTTTACAACGAAAAGCACGAAGCGAAATCAAGGGGCAGGTCTAAATATTTTAACGAGATACGTCGTAGCAAATAATCGTGGTAGAGTCTTCGTACAGTCGTTGAAAGGAAGTTTCAACTGCATACATGCAGCTTCCGGAGTCAGGATGTCGTCTCGCAATGAGCGGGTCACGTATCCTGGAACTTTGATCCAGATCACCTTCAAGACTGGATCGCTGGAACCAATAGGTGAAAAGGAGGAGTTCGAATGGTAATCCGTGCACTTGACCTAGTTCGTCAGTGCTATTCGCAGGACGACGGGCAGAAGGTCTTTAATGTGTTGTTGCCTAAGCTTCAGCGAGGAGAGCGGATCGAACTCTCGTTTGATGGTGTCCCGACGGTTCCATCGTCGTTCATCAATACTGCGCTGATCCATCTGCTTGATGTCTTGCCATTCGAGACTATCAAGTCAAATTTGCGCTTTGTCGACACTACCCGCCAGATCAACGAGATGATCAAATCCCGTTTTGACTTCGAGGTCAATCGTCGCCACCTCCAGCCTGTTCGATAGAGCAACGTGTTGGTGCAAGCAACCTTGCAAAGGGAAATTATGAAGTCTTCTTTCGATGGATTAAAAAAATTTCAACAGAATTTGAAAGATTTAGGTGACCAAGGGAAGCAAGGTGTTCCGTTGACAGAGCTTATGTCACCTGCGTTTGTTGCAAGCTGTTCGAAGTTTGGAAGCTTGCAAGAACTGTTCGATTCGAGTGGATTCAAGGTCGAAAGTCCTGAAGATTTCGCAGCGATACCGGATCAAGAGTGGGACAGTTACATCCAGGCGAACACAACATACTCATCGTGGCTTGAAATGCAACAAGCTGCAGTAGGGGACTGGACGAAGCGAAAGTTAGGCTTGGCATAGCGTTGCCGAAATCTAACTTTTCCTAATCGCCCATTGCCTTTACTTCGTCGGCGTCACTATCTTCCCGCGCCGCAGGTAGTGACGCTGAGTCGTTTTAACGCTCTCGTGTCCAAGCAGATCGCGAGCAGCTTCCTCACCGCGGCCGTCAGCCGTGTCATCAGCCGCCTTGGCGCGCAAGTCGTAGAACCTGAAGTCCTTGATACTCTTGGCCAGCGCCGGCGCAGCCTCGGCCGCAGCCAAGCGGGCCTTGTCGAACTGCGATCGTAGTGCGGGAGCCGTCAAGCGCTTCCCGTGGTGGTTCACTAGAAGTGCCGCCGTCTTCATCTTGTGGCCGGCCTTGCGCGCGTCGATGCGCTCGAGTAGCTCCGCCAGCTGGCCGACGACCTTGATCCGCAGCGGCTGTTTGGTCTTCTCCTGGGTGACGATGAGATGGCCGTCGACGATGTCGTGGGCAGTCATCTTGAGGGCATCAGCGGGCCGCTGGCCGGTTAGGTACGCAAGGTCCATCGCATCCTGTAGTGGCGCGCTTGCACATGCCCACACGGCCTTGTAGACGGCATCGCTGATGTACACCGTTCGCTTCTTGAGTGAGTGGCCCTGGATACCTTCACATGGGTTTGGCAGGTCAGTGTAGCCCCACCCCCTGGCATGGTTCCACATCGTCGAGAACACGCGCTTGCACCGGTTCGCAGTTGTCGGCTTATCGTCGTGGTCCTCGAGGAAGTTCCTGATGTGCATCGGCTTGATTTGGCTGAGAGGCGCGTCTGCAAACGACTTGAGGAGATGCTTGATGTCCGACTTGTACATACGCGCCGAGCTGGTGGCCAGCTTCGGCACCACGTCCACCAGGTAGCGCTTTTCGAGATCGGCGAAGGTTGCGCCGGCGCTTGGCGTGACGATGACATTCAGCTCCGCATACTTCTTCAGGGCGAGGAAGTAGTCGTCGCCGAGTGCAATCTCTTTCCGCTTCCCGTCTGGCCCCTTCTGATACATGTAGTAGTAGACCTTGCCGCTGCGCTGTTTCCGAGGATGCATGTGCGGCGGCATGTTCAAGTTACGCGTGTTTCTTCTTCCCATCGCTCCGCCTCGGCATGACCCATACTTTTTCTTCTGGCGCGACCTTGCGCCCTTCCACTGCAGCGAGTGCAATCACCGGCTCGCCAATGGCATTGACCCAGAAGGGCAGGCCCATTGTGCGCAGCGCCTCGATCTGCTTGGACTTTCGGCGCCGGCCGGTCAACCTCACCACGGCGTCAGCTGTCAAAAATGTTTCCATTATCCTTCTCTCTGCATTGCAGCCTTCCCTGCACGCCGCTCCGCCATGTCGGTACTGGCGGTAAGCCGCTTGAACGGGCAGGCCGGGAGGTGTTCGGCGCCCTGCGGCTGCTTGCAGCGCACGCATACTGCCTGCGAGCGGGTGATATACAACAGGCGCATTAGGCGTCTCCAGGCTTAGCGAGCGACGCCACCTGGGCGGCGTCCTGCTGGTTGGCGTCGAGGGTGACCATCGCGGCTTGCGGCTGGAAGGCCGGGCTGTGGTTCGGCAGGTCGACCAGGTTGTCGAAGTGGCCGAGTAAGGCGGTGCGGTACTGGCCCATCGACTGGAATGTCATGGCGTAGCTGTCATTCGCAATCAAACTGCGCAGCGCGCGTAGCATCACGTCGCTTGTGGTCTCGGTCTTGATCATGCAGGTGCTCCTGAGGTAGCTGGTTTAATCTGAACTTCGCTGCTGTCGATTCCTGCTTTGGCGCCGGCCAGGTAAACCGTCATTGAGACCCGCCCTCCGTCCTGGTAAAGCGTTAGGCTGTTGATGAAGCGATTGCGGTCCTGGTACAGCACGGGGCGTGCGCAGTGCGCGGATCGGAGAAGCAGCATCTGATGGCGATATGCCGTCGCATCGAGCGGCGTGTCTTGGTTGTTCGGTACGGGGCCGGTCATGCTGCTTCCTTGGCCGGCTGCTTGACGGCGCGGAAACAGGCGTCACACCCGCCTTGCTGGACCAGCTGCTTGGCCGTGACGACCTTCCCGCACGCGCAATGCTTGCGTCGCAGGCTGATCGGCGGCTTGGCAGCGGTCTGCTCGCGGTAGAGCTCCGTGCTCAGGCGGCTCGGGGTTCCCCACCTCATGCTGCCCTCGCCAACAGTTGCTCGTGCTCGATGTTCACTCTGATTAGAGCAGCGGCCGGCAGCGGGGACACGCTGTTGCCGATCATGCGCACCTGGTCGCTACCGGTCAGCCGCTTCGTGACGGTCTTGCCGCGCTTGTTCGTGTAGGTGTAAAGCGGGTCGAGGATGTAGTCCCGACGAAAGCCTTGGGCGTTCGCAAGCTCGCGCGGCACCAGCATGCGCAGCCCGATGTCGACCACCTCCATCAACTCGCCGTTGATCATTACCAGTTCTGGATGCTCGGCGTCCTTCAGGCTCGGGCAATACTCGCGCAGGAAGGCGCGAACCTGCTCGCGGCGCGCGGCGGATTGTCCTGGCGGCTCCAAGGTGGTGCGCATCTCGGCATGATGCTGTCCACTGGCGGTGATCGTGCCCAGCGGGTCATTGACGGCGGCTGCGGTACTTGTGCCGCGCAGCTTGACCAGGTTGCTCGTCACCACCGCGTGACGGTTCTCGGTCACGATCGTGCCCAGAGGCTTCGCCACGTCCCATGTGTCGCGATCGCCGTTGCTCTTGTTGTCGATGCCAACCAGATGCGCGGTGATCAGCGAGCTATGGTCCGACGTCGTCACGGTCGGCAGCGGCTGCTCGACACTGGCGCCGACTACGCCCTTGTAGTGCTTCGCCAGGTAGGCGCAGGTGACACCGACGCGGTCCTTGGTGACGATAGTCGGCATTGGCCGTTCGACCGAAACGTTTTGACCGCCGCTCTTGTAGTACTGAACCAGCGATGGCACCACCACGGCCCGATGATTCTCGGTGGTCAGCGTGCCCAGCGGCTGGTCGACCGGCACGGGCTTGCCGGCATAGCGCGGCCCGCCCTGGCCGATGATGTAGGGCTGAGGCGCTTCCTTTACGTAGCGCTCGAAGCCGCGGCCAACGCGGCGCAGCGTTGCATCCGCGAGCGGCTTCTTGCGATCGAAGATCGAGCGGCATGGGATTGACCAGTCGATGCAGTCGGCGGCCGTCACGAACGGCAGCAGCTTGCCCGACTTGACCTCGCGCGACTTCGGATCGCCATGGGTCGGGACAGGCCAGCGAATAGCGATGCGATCGCGGCGCATCACCATGAAGAGGCGCTTGCGGATGGTGCCGGCGCCGTAGTCGCATGCACGCAGCACTCGCCACTCGACCTTGTAGCCGAGTCCAGCGAAGATGCGCTGCATCGGGAAGTCGTCTCCCAGGACTTGGCGGATCTCCGGCACGTCCGGATGATCCTGCGCCAGGCCGGTCGTCAGCGCGGCGATGAATGCTTTGAAGGTGCGGCCCTTATGGGCCTTGATCGGACGGCCGGCGTCGTCGAGCGGCCCCCAGCCCTCGAACTCCTCGACGTTCTCGAGGAACATAAGGCGCGGCGCGAGAGTCACGCCCCACTTGCACACGACCCAGGCGAGGCCGCGCGTCTTCTGGTCGAGGATATTGAAGCCCTTGGCCTTAGAAAAGTGCGTGCACGTCGGCGAGAACCAGGCCGCGCCGAGCGGGCCGTCGCCGATTGCGCGCAGGATGTCAAGCAGGAACACGTCCTCGCGGTAGTGGCGCGTCGTTGGGTGGTTCGCAGCATGCATGGCGAGCGCCGGCCCATCGTGATTGAGGGCTAAGTCGGGATCCCGCCCGAAGGCCATGCGGATCGCTTCGCTAGCACCTCCGCCGCCAGCGAAGTTGTCGGCGATGCGTTCGTGACCGAAGCCAAGTGGAAGGGTGAAGTCGTCGCGTGGCATGTTCTACTTTTCGTTGGTGGAAGGTTCGACCAGGGTGAAGAAAGCCTCAACCTCGGCCACAGCGCGCGCCACGCGCTGCAGCGGAACTCGATGCAGGCCGGCGTCAATGTTCGCGAGCGCCTGGCGGAGCTGCTCCGCCTCCTCGGGCTCCACGGTAATGCTGCTCGACTGCTCATAGCGATCGCAGATCGAGTTCAAGGTGTTCGTGCACGGGTCAAGCAGGTCGTCCTGCATGCCGGCACGGTTCAAGGCCGCCAGCATCTTCGAGAGCGTGTTGTACGCGTCGATTGAAGGCCGGGCGATCAAGGACTCGCCCGCCATGCGCAGTTCGAGGGCCAGGCGATCGCGGCTCTCCGTCGCCATTGGCACGTTGGCCTTCGGCTGGAATGCGGCGCGCTGGTGGAATCGAGGCATGGCGGGCTCGCGGCTTACGGACGGCCGATGAGGACGGTGAAGCCGCTCGCGCGGGCCTTGTCCACGTATGCCGCGAACGCGTCTTCGATAGCGTTCTCGACACGATCCAGCTCGTACCAGAACTTCACCTTGCCTGCGCCCAGGCGGTACTTCAGGCGGGCGCGCACCTTATAGCCGTCGCCGCCCTTGAAGAGGCGCAGGCCGAGCGCGAATTCGCGCGGAATCACGACGTCACCAGCGCCGGCGCGGGCGTCGATATTCTCGGTGTACGACAGCTGCACCTGGCCGTTGTCGAGGCGACGGTGTGAGCTAAACGCCACCTCGGTCTTGGCCTGGAGGGTCAGTGCGACCTGCAGCATGGTTTCGCCAGTCGGCTCGCTGATGTCGGCGACGTTGTCTTCGAGGAAGACCGCGAACTCTTCCTGCTCCATCACCTTGCGGTCATTCTTGTGCCAGCCGGCGAACTCGCGGCTCAGCGCCGCGGTGTAGGTGACGCGGAAGTCGCGCCAGCCCGGGATGTTAGCGTCGCCTTGGCCGTGGTCATTCAGCACGGCCGTCAGCGTGCGGGTGTCCGGGTCGGCGTAGATGTAGCAGCTGTCGGTCTTGGCCTGATTGGCGACGAATTCCAGGAAGCTGGCGACATCGAGCAGCACGACGGTACCGCTCTTGCGGTGCGGCTCCGGCAGCGCGCCCTCGATCGCCTTGGTGACGTCGTGATGGCGATACTCGGGCGGCAGGATGAGGAAGTGCGCATCGCCGACCGAGCGCACGTTCGCGGCGGCCACGGTCAGGGCGCCGAGCTGCTCGATGGTCGACTTGCTGAGGTCCAGGTGTTCCTGGGGCGGCGATGCGTGGGCCAGCTGGCCGGCGACGGTGCCGGGTGCTGCCGCATTCTGGGATCCGTTCATTTCGCTTCTTTCAGTTGGATGGGCTGGGCCGCAGGTGCTTCACGGAGTTCGAGAGATTGCTGGCGTGGATGCTTGCGCGAGAGCTCGTTGTCGTCGGTGACCCAGAAGAAGTCTTCGCCGCGCTCGGGCTTCGGCAGGTCGACCTTGACGACGTCAGTGATGATCACCTTGTCCACGTCCTTGCCACGGGCGCCCGGCTTGACCTTCAGCTGCAAAGTCAGCGTGCCGCCCTTGCCGGTGTCCTTGACCGCGGCCAGGAGGTCGGCAAGGCCGCCCGAGAGCTCGGAGTGGGCGCGGCCGTCCCGCAGATCCTGGAGGAAGACGGCGAATGCCTGGGCGCTCATGCCGCCTCCGCGTGCGACAGTTCGTTGACCGGGACGCGCCATGGCGCGCCGCCGAGGGTGCCGGCCACGCGCACGAGGGCGACCTTGGCGCCGTTGGTGATGTCCGTCTTGATCTCGTGGACGGTGCCGGTTTGTGGGCCAGCATCGCTGTCGAACTTGACGGCGCTGCCGGGACCGATGGTGTTCTGCTGCATGCTGGTCCTTTCAGGTGGTGGTGTATGAAGCTGCGTTCGCGAGCAGCGTGTGCAAGTCGTCGCTGTGGGCGACTTCGTTCGGTACTCGGAAGGTCACGGAGTAGACGCGGTGCGTCTCGCCAGGGAAGGGGCGGTCATTGATGCGCGCGTTTGCAATGAGCCACGCTGCCAAGAGCTTGTCGGCCGGCTTGCGTGGGTTGGAGCCGCGCGTGAGGGCCTTGGGCGTCACCTTGCTCTTGCCGGCCGCCTGGGCCGCCTCCAGTCCCTCCTGGATGACAGCGCCGGCCTTGCTGCCGTGCCTTTTCACGATGCCGAGTGCCGCGGTGCCGGAGATCAGGCCGGCGTTTACTGCCTGGTGCACGTCGCTGTTCGATTCGGCGAGCAGGATCATGTCCTTCACGTGCTGGATGGACTTGCCGCGGCGATCAGCAATCTGCTTCTCGCTCCAGCCGTAGCCAATCAGCTTCCGGTACTGGACGCCGAGCTGCAGCGGCGTGAGCGCCAGGCCGGACGCGCTATTGAGCATGTGGGCGACCCGGTCGGCGTCGTTTCCGCGGAACTGGCGGACGTCCAGCGACTTGATGTCATAGCCCTCGGCAATGTTCTTCATGGACGCCGCGTGGCGATGGTGTCCATCGACGATCAGGATCCGACCCTCATCGACACGCACGTCGAGAGGAGGGAAGGTGGCCCCGTTACGCTGGGCCAGTGCCATCTCGTTCACATGGTCCGGGTTCAGCGGGCGGGCGTTGAAGCCTTCCTCGACTTCCAGGACGCGCGGGTCGACCGCAAACTGGGTAGTCTTGGACACTGCCGGGTTGCTCTTGTCTTCAGCCGCAGCCTTCAGAGAGGCCATGTGGTTTGCGTAGGGCATAGTTATTTGTCGTTGGCCTGCAGCTTCTTCACGTCGATCCGCGCTCGGCGCTGCATGTGCCGGCGTGCGACGGCCTCCAAAATCAATTTGAGGGCAGGGTGTTGGAGCATGTCGTCCAGGTGGGCAGTCGTTCGAAGCATTGTGTGAGCGACTTCGAGCGCGGCCCGATCTGGAGCGATCCGGTGCATGTCAGTACCAGTACATGCTGTGCCTGTACGCCCGGCGGAGCGACTCGAGCCGGGGCAGGCCGGTGAAGCGGTAGTAGCGATAGGCGCCGAAGAAGGTCATGTCAGGCCACCTCGCGAGCTGGCGCGCCTGCTGCAGGCAGCTTGGGTTGGTCGTCGAGGAGTCCAATGAGCGTCGCGTCGAGGTCCGGCTCGCCGAACACTCCCATGGCCACTGCCAGGCGGAACACGAACGCATAGAGGCGTTCATCGCGATTGGCGGGGGCAGACTGCGCGGCGGTCGCGCTCACCCTCAAGACGACTTCGCGGAAATCGGCGGCGGTAGCCATTAACGCACCTCGCTGCTGGTGACGGTAATGCCGCAAGGGACGTCAGCGAAGCGCTCAGCAGCGTCTTCAGCTGCCTGGCCTGCAGATGGAGCGAGGGCGCTGTAGATGTGGGGCTTGCCGCCAGTTTGGACGGTAACTTTGAAGGTACTCATGGTCACTCCATCGGGTTGATGAGGTGAACTATACACGAATGGATAGACTATGCAATACGCGAACGAATAATTTACATGAAAAAAAAGCCCCTAGACAGGGGCTCGTTTGGGGTCTGTTATGGATTTAGGATTGCGGTATCAAAGCAATACCACAGTGCTTACACTTCCGAGCGTCTTTAAAAACGAACTCGCGACAGTCCGGGCAGCGCACGTGAGTGTACGGTGATGGCGCATTTGGATCCCGTGATGAATCCCGTTGCGACGGGAGCACGGCTACAACGATGAGAGCTATGAAGCCGAGGAGACACCCCAAGATAAGCCATCCGAAACTTGAGCGCCCTTTCGAGCTGGCGACAATAGCAGTGGCAATCGCACAGATGAGCCAGAATCCAAAAATTTCCATGCAAGCGTCCCGTTATCTTGTGAATTAGTTTGCTAAGGTTGACAGTTTATTCCATGGGTGGCGGCTAAGCACTGATTAATTTCTAGAAGGGAAGCTCCGCTTCCGCCTTCAGCGCGAGTCTCATGGATGCTCGATCAAATGACTGCGAAGATCGCCAAGACGTCGCATCGTGCGACCGGACAAAGGTATGGGGTGTGGGTCTAGGCCACTGGGGCCCTTGCGGTTCCGGAAGTTCGAAGCAACGTAGGTCCAAGTACTCTAGCTGGAGCAGCGCAAGCAAGACATGAGTTTGAAAAGGTGCATAGGCGCGGAAACCACTTGCCTCAATCGACACCAACATTATTGGATGTGTCGGGAAGTGGTGCTCGATCCTTTCGATTAACCTTCGTCCTTCGGTCGCTGTGGTAAAACGAGAATCTACGACTGCGACCAATACTGGCGATCCGTAGGGAGAAACCTCAGTGACCTGTATCTTCATTAGAAAAAATCTTGGATCGCCCAAGCGACGCGGCCAGCAAGGACAATCTCACCATCAAGGACTGGGCGGCTTCTGAATTCTGGCGCGTCGTTATCGGACGCTAGGTACCAGAGTCCTCCGGACCGCTCAAGCCGCTTAACAACCGACTTTCCTTCAGCCTTCAGGTTCACAGCAAAAAGCTTCCCTTCGATTGGTGTGCGATCGGCAAGGTTTACAAAAGCTATTGCACCTGGTCTAAGCGTCGGAAACATGCTTAGGCCCTTAATTCGAAGCGCGCGGACAAACTCCGGGTTGACGCCGCGTTCCTCGAGCCACGAGCGCGGGATAGTTAGCTGCTCGTCCTCGTCTGGCTCAAAATCCCCATCAGTCCCGTCGAAGCCGGCATGAAGAAAGCTCTTCACTACCGCTATCTGTACAAATGTGTTGGCGTTGTCGTCCTTTACGTCGACTGCAACCCTACTGTCAGCATTTAGACCCTCCTCATTTGGGAGCGTCATCGGACCAGTCCCGTCGAGCAGCCATTGTGCAGATACTTTGCATGCCCTAGCTAGAGCAACGATTGTGTTTGTCTCCGGTCCTTTCTTGCCAACGCCCTTAAGTATCCGGTTGATCGTAGGTTGAGGTATCCCCGACTCGCGCGCGAGCGCGCTCTGCGATGGGATATTCGCAAACTGCATCGCGTGGTCGAGTCGAGATGAGATAGACATCTTGACACTATACGGGCGCGTATATTCCCCGCACAACAAGCTATTCATTCGCGTTTGCTTTTCTATTCGTTCGCGTATAGACTACACGCATGGACAAAGACCCTACGACCCTTCTGCGAGAACTAAAAGCTGCGACATCTTGGAGTGAAACACGACTTGCATCGGAGCTTAAGACCTCTCAGCCAACCGTAAATCGCATTCTCAACGGGCAGGCACAATGCCTCAGCAAGACTCTTGCTGCCATTGCAAGCCTGCATGCTCAGCATTGCGAGGGTCCTAAGCGGAGAGCATCTGACGTGGTTGGAGCGGTCGTGGCAGCTGGCCCTAGCTCATAACTCCACACCACCCGGCCACCGACCTTCCTGGCCGACAGGGTAAGTAGGCGCCCTGAACGAACGAACAAGGTCACCTGAAATACCAGAGCAATTCGTTTGCGCTCCCACCGGAGCCTCGACAGCAAGCGTGATTTTCGTGCGCGTTGAGAATTGCTCATAGGAAATTGATTATTGGTGGAATTAGTTTGATGCGGAAATGTATCTCGCTAACTTCGAAAGCAGTACCCAAGGAACGGAAGGAAAGACCGTGGAAATGTTGACCGCCTACCAAGACATGATCAAGGTACACGGCTGGAATGGCACTGCTGCGACGCTCGGCATGACGAAGTCGCAGTTGGAGGCTCGCGTGTACGAGGTCAAAGGGCAGGGTATGCGCGTCGACACCGCGCTGCTGATCCAAAGCTACGCCGGGACGACCCACTTCGCCCAGGCTGTCGCAGTCGCGTCCGGCGGCGTGTTCATGGAATTGCCAGACGCCGAAGGCGTGACTGGCGAGGAGCTTCACGAAAAATTCCACGAGCTGTATTCCGAGCTGGGTGATCTCTCGGCCACCTACACGAAGGCTGTCAAGGATGGTGAGATCGATGCTCGCGAGCGGAGCGACCTCGAAGGAATCGGTCAGCAGATGCACAAGACCATGGCCGAACTGATGGCCCTGATGTTTCAAATTTACTGCCGGCCGTCTGCGGCCAGCGAACAGGGAGTAGCAGGCAATGGCCGTTGAAGTGAAGCCTCGCGCAATGGTGGCTGAACTGCAAGCCCGCCGGCGCCTACTCCGTGAGGCTCCAACGCCGGCACCAGTCGACAAGGGCCGCGTCCTCGCGCACCTTCGCGCGCAGCTGGACGAGCTCCAGGCAAGTCAGGAGGTCGCACATGGCGACGCTTGAGCAGATTACCGACCAAATGAGCGGCGCAGGCCTTCCCCCGCTCCCTTCTGGCCATCCTGTCGTCGACGGCAAAATCCACCGATTCGGCCGCGAAAAGAAGGCGTGGTATGTGCTGCGCGAGATGGATCTGCGCAACGGCAAGCGTGTTCTGACAGGTAGCTTCGGCATCTGGCGCGGCGACGACAATAACGCGGTGCCGGTCTCGATCGACTGGGGCGGCATCACGGCGGAAGAACGCGCCGAGGCCGAGCGCAAGCAGATCGAGTACCAGCGCGCCGAGGCTGAGCAGAAGCAGCGCGACGCCGAGATGGCCGCCAACCGCGCCCGCATGGCGTGGGGCGATGCGGAGAGCGCCGCCGATGTCGATCTGCATGCTTACCTGGAGCGAAAGCGCGTTGGGTGCGAAGGCACGCGCGTTGACGCAAAAGGTCAGTTGCTGATCCCGGCGCGTAAGTACAGCGTCGAGGGCGCCGTGCTCGCCGGCCTCCAGAAGATCACAGGCGACGGTAACAAGCGCTTCAGCTCGGGCATGGACATGATCGGCGCTTGCTGCCTGCTCGGAAAGGTCAACCAGGACACGCCACTGATCGAAATCGGGGAGGGCTACGCCACCTGCGAAACGTCACGCATGGCCACCGGCTTCGATACCCCTGTAATGGTCGCCTTCAATGCCGGCAACCTGATGGCGGTCGCCCAGCAGCTGCGTCGCGACTTCCCAAATGCGCACCTCATGTTCCTAGCCGACGACGACGCGCGCGTTGTGGCGCGCCTGCGCGAAGCGCTTCTCAAGGACTTCGACGCCGAATGGGAGCCGGTGATCGACGGCGTCGACCACCAGGTCGAGGCCAAGACGGGTGACGTCGTGCGCGTGCGCGCCACCTGGCGCCTCGACGGCACCGGTACCGACTACATCGAGGCCGACATCCGCGCCGGCCGCCAGATCCAGATGCGCAAGTTCGAGAACGCCGGCGTGTCGCGCTCGCGCGCCGCTGTCCGCGCGGTCGGCAATGCGTCCATCGTGGTCCCGGTCTTCGCCAACCGCGCAGCGGACAGCAAGGATTCGGATTTCAATGACCTGTACCTGGCCGAATCGCTCGATGTGGTGCGAGGCCAGGTGCTGGCCGCGCGCTCCCGCGCCCTCACGATTCAACAATCGCCAGAGCCATCGACACCTGCTGACGAGCCGCCGGCGTACCTGGATGACGTACCTATGCTGGATGCGGCAGGGGCCGAGCCGCTGGTCGACGCACCTGGCGCCATGCGCATTCCAACACTCGAGGTGCTGCTGTCGCACTTCAGCCTGATCTACCCGACTACCGACGTCTGGGACAGCCTGCGCAAGCAACGCCTGAAGCGGTCGGCGTTTGCGGCTTGGGTGGGCAAGGAATTGGCTGAGACCTGGAACAAGGACCCGAAGCGGCGCACCATCCTGCGCGACTCCCTGCCTACCCTCATTGGCGGCAAGGCAGTCGAGGGCGGGGCCGGCGGCGGCAAGCTCGGCGAGATGCTCGACAGCCTGACGCTGCTGCGCGGTACAGAGACGGTCTGGGATGCGATCGGCCAGCAGGTTATGTCGCTCGGCGCCGTGCGCGCCGACTACACGCCCGAGCTCACGTCTAAGTGGCAAGAGCATGCACAGCGGAAGACGATCGAGGCCCGCAACCTGGTGTTCGATCCGACCCAAACGGCGGATCCTGTCAGCCACGTGAACATCTTCCTAGGCTGGCCGCTGTCGCCGAAGAATAACGACGACCTGATCAAGCCAATCCTCGCGCTCCTCGCATCGCTGTGCGACGCCGAAGACCGGGTTGAGGACTGCGTCGAGTGGATCCTGCGCTGGCTGGCTTATCCCCTCCAGCACCCGGGCGCCAAGATGCAGACCGCGCTGCTGATGTTCGGTGAGAAGCAGGGCACTGGCAAGTCGCTGTTCTTCCAGGACGTGATGCTGCCGATCTACGGCGACTACGGCACGGTGGCCAGTCAACACCAGCTAGACTCGACCTTCACGGCCTGGCGCAGCCGCAAGCTGTTCGTTCTGTTCGAAGAGGTGCTATCGCGCGATGACAAGTACAGCCACAACGGCACGCTCAAGTACATGATCACCGGCAAGACGATGAGCATCAACCAGAAGAACCTGCCGGAGCGGGACGAGCGCAACCATATGAACTCGGCCTTCTTGTCGAACGAGCCGCAGCCGATCCCGATCGAGCTGGAGGACCGGCGCTTCATGGTGATCGAAGCCAGGCGGAAGCAGGATCCACAGTTCTACGCCGAGGTGCAGCGCTCGATCGCAGCCGGCGGGATCGAGGCCTTCTACCACTTCCTGCTCAATCTGCCGCTGGACGACTTCAATGAGCACACCAAGCCGCCGATGACGCTGGCGAAAGAGCGAGTGATCGAGTTCGGCCTGGCCGGTTGGATGAGCTTCCACCGGGCGTGGAAGGACGGCTACCTAGATGCGCCGTACTGCTCCTGCCTGTCGGAGGACCTCTACATCATCTACAAGCGGTGGTGCGATAAGAGCGGAGAGAAGCCGCTGACCTTGTGCAAGTTCTCGGGCCTGATCGCCAGTCGGGAGCACAAGGCCAAGAAGAGTGTGGCGGTCGAGAGCAAGCACAAGAAGACGCGGATGGTGTTCATGGTCGAGAACTCAGACCATCCGGAAGACCTGGAGGCGCAGATCGCCAAGTTCAGGAAGCTGAGCGACGTTCGTGCGGACCGGGCATTGCAGGGTTGAGCAGGGTTGGACACAAACCCTGCAAGGCTGAAACCCGCATGAACAGTGGGTTCTAGCAGCGTAGGTAGGGTATGCAGGGTTTTACGCACATAGGTGCGAATTGCTGTGGTTCTGATGCCGGTCTTTTTTTTTTGACGCCCACATCAAAAACAACCCTGCATCCCTGCATACCCTGCCAAGAGTCAGTATCCATGCGGGTTACAGACTTGCAGGGTTTAGAGATTGGGCTGCAAAGCCTGCGAAATGAGGAGAGCAGTATGCGGATGAGTGTGAAGACGACCTTCCCGGCCATGGCAGACCGCATCGCCGAGCTGGGCAGGCAAGGGCCGTTCGTGGCCGCGGTTTCGCTGACCCGCACCGCCCAGGACGTCCAGGCTGCTATCAAGGACGAGATGCGCGCCTCCTTCGATCGTCCGACCGCATATGCCGTGAACGGCACGTACCTGAAGCGTGCGACGAAGACCAACCTCGAGGCGCGTGTCTGGGTCAAGGATGATCCGTTCGGCAAGGGTGTGCCTGCCGACCGCTTCCTGTCGCCGCAGATCTTCGGCGGTGGCCGCCGCCATAAGGGGGCCGAGCGCCTGCTCCAGGCCAATGGCTTGATGCCTGCCGGCTGGTTCCTGGTGCCGGCGGCGGGCGCCCAGCTGGACGCCAACGGCAACATCCGTCGCAGCCAGATCACCCAGATCCTGTCGCAGCTGAAGGTGCAGCGCGGAGCAGGCCACGAATCCCGCGCCACGGGCAGCCAGCGTTCGAACCGCACCATCGCGCGCCAGGGCGTGACCTACTTCGCACTGCCGAACGGGAACCGTGGCCTGCCGCCTGGTGTGTACCTGAAGCGCCGATTCGGCCATGGCACAGCGATCCGCCCGGTGTTCGTCTTCGTGTCGCAGGTGCAGTACCAGACCCGCCTGCGCTTCCATGAGGTCGCCGAGGCCACGGTGGCTGCTCGCTTCCCGCTGCACTTCGAGGCCGAAACGGAGAAGGCGCTGAGGACAGCGCGCATCCGGTAGCACCCCCCCTCCCCCGGGTTAGGTTCTTCCCGGGGTATGGCTGGCAAGGGTAATTCAGGCCCCGTCAGCGAACTAGCCGGACCCAAAAACATTTCCTGACAAACATCCTGACAACGTACCGAAACACATGCCGAACCTGACAACCATTGCCGAGTGGGCCAAGACCGTAGGGATTTCCCGCCAGTCCGCATACGACGCGGTGAAGCGCTGCGAGATCCCGGTCACCGACGGCAAGGTCGACCCGGACTATGCGTCGCACCTGTACGCAAAGAACACCCGCCAGCGCGCGAACGGCCACCGCCCTGACCAACTGGCAAACGGGGCGCAGCCCGGGGCGACGGCGGGTACGGGAGGGGCGGGAGGTCCGGAGTCTCCAGCCAAGGTGCCGGGCTACGATACGAGCCGTGCGCGTAGGGAGGCGGCGGAGGCGGAGGCGGCCGAGATCAAGCTTGCCGAGATGGCCGGGAGGTTCCTGGTCAAGGCCGACGTCGAGGCCGCCATGTTCGAAGTTGCGCGCGGGCTGCGCGATGGGTTGAGCAACTGCGCGCGGCGGATCGCTGCGGAGGTCGCCGCCCTGACGACGGCCGAGGCCTGCGAGGACGTGATCGAGCGCGAGCTACTGGCTCTGCTCGAGAGCATGGCCCACATGCTGAAGTCCGACCTGGATGTCGACGTCGGCGAGGCTGTCGAGTGATGCGCCTTGCTTCAGCAGCTGGCGTGGTGCGCGCAGCAGTAGGTCGCGGCCTGCAGCCCGACCCGAACTTGCCGGTGGACGAATGGGCCGACCAGCACATGGTCATCCCGAAAAGCGGTGGTGCCAGCGAGTACGGCAAGTACCGCACCAGCCGCACTCCGCACGCACGCCAGGTGATGCGCGCGTTGTCCCCGCACCATCCCTGCAAGCGGGTGGTTGTGATGGGCGCGTCGCAGATGCTGAAGACGCAGGTCGGCCTGAATTGGTTCGGGTCGACCGTACACCAGACGCCGTCGAATTTCCTGTGGATCCTCCCGACCGGCAAGCTCGCCAAGCGTGCGAGCAAGCGCATCGACAAGACGATCGAGGCGGTGCCGGTGCTGCGCGAGCGTGTCGCGGTGCCGCGCTCGCGCGACGCGATCAACACCATGGACACCAAGGAGTACATCGGCGGCGCGCTGACCATCGTCACCTCGGGGGCGGCCGCCAACCTGTCCGAGCTGTCCTGCCGCTACGTGCTGTATGACGAGGTCGACCGCGCTGACGCCAACGTTGACGGCGAGGGCGACACGGTTGCCCTGGCCGAAGCGCGCCAGACTACCTACGAGCGCAACCGCAAGTCCTACTACCCCAGCTCGCCGACTGAGAAGGATGCCTCGGCCATCGAGGCGCTGTACCAGAAGGGCACGCAGCAGGAGGCGCTCGCCGATTGCGTGCACTGCGCCCACCCGCAGACCCTGGTCTTCGAGCGCCTGCAGGAGGACGAGGCTGGCCGTGCCATGTACCCGTGCGTTGAATGCGGCGCGTTCATGTACGAGACCGACAAGACCAAGATGTTCGAGCGCGGTGCGTGGACCGAAGGCGCGGCCGGCGACGGCGAGACGATCAGCTTCACCATCAATGGCATGTTCCTACCCTACGGCTGGTTCTCCTGGTCCGGCCTGCTGAAGGAGTACAAGGCGGCCAAGGCCAAGCTGGATGAGGGCAGCGAAGAGAAGATGATCACCTTCTACAACACGCGCCTCGCCCGCAGCTGGGAGCGTAAAAAGGAGCAAACCAAGGCAAGCGAGCTGAAGGCGCGCGCCGAGCCGTACAAGCTGGGCACCGTGCCGAAGGGCGGCCTGATTCTCACTGCCACCGTCGATACGCAGCCGGACCGCTTCGAGCTGAAGGTGACCGCATGGGGCGAGGCCCTGGAATGCTGGATCGTCGACTACCAGGTGGTGTCCGGATCGCCGTCCGACCAGAGCACACAGGACCGGCTCGACCAGCTGCTGCTCGGCCAGTACAAGCATGCAAGCGGACGCATGTTGCCGATCAAGGCGACATTCATCGACTCGGGCGGTGCCAATACCCACGACGTGTACAACTTCACCCGCACCCGCCAGCACCGCCATGTGTACGCGATCAAGGGCGAGTCTCGCTACGGCAAGCCGATCCTGGCGACCAAGCCGTCACTGGTGGACGTGAACTGGCAGGGCAAGAGCATTCCCCACGGCGCGAAGCTGTGGCTGATCGGCACCGACACCGCCAAGGATTACCTTGCAGCGCGCTACCGCCTGGTGGACGGCCCGGGCGCAATTCACTTTTCGGCGGACCTGCCGCTCGAATACTACGAGCAGCTCACGGCTGAATACTGCGTCAGTGTGTACAAACGCGGTCGGAAGGTACGCGTCTGGGAGAAGAAGAAGAACGACCGCAACGAAGCGGGCGACCTGATGGTCTATGGCCTGGCCTGCGCCTACTACCTTGGCCTGCACAAAAAAACGCCAGCGCAGTGGCAACAGCTTCGCGACTTCGTCGATCCGCAAACCCGCGACCTGTTTCAAGACCCGCCCCCGCCCGAGGCGGACGATACCCCGGTCGCTCCGGTAACCCCAGCATCAATTCCAACCACGCAACCAGCAGCCGACCCATGGACACCGAAATCGTTACCGTCATCCTCCCTGCCACGTCGGGCGTCAGGGAGGCAGTGGTGACAACCGACCTCCTCGATGACCCGGACTTGATCGATTCGATCTTTGAGTTCATCTCAATTGAGTTTCCGGAAATGAGGGAGCGTGCGGCGGAGCTCAAGCAAATGGCCCGGCGAGAGTTTGCCGGCATTGAGACCTACATTCCGCGGCGTCCGAAAGCGGAGCGCGACAGGATCGTGCAGGAAGTGATGCGCTTGTTCGACGGACGCAATGCAACGGAGGTGGCGCGCCGGCTCAACATAAGCAGGGCTTCGGTGTACCGCATCATCAAGACACCGGGCCGAAAGAAATAATCTCAGTTTTCCGAGAATTGAGACAGGCGCCTCACTACCCTTGGCGACATGGCTATCTCACAAGCAGACCTCGACGCCCTCGATGCGGCAATCGCCTCCGGTGCCACTTCCGTGGTGTTCGATGGTCGGACCCTCACTTACCAGAACACCGCCCAGTTGATCGCGGCGCGTGACCATACCGCCCGGGTTCTCAGCGGCGGCATGCAGAACCGCGGGCCACGCCTGTTCCGCTTTGCGTTCACGACCAACAGGGGCGACTGATGCCCAACCTGATCGACCGCTTCATCGGCTGGGTTAACCCGCATGCTGGCATTGCTCGCCACCTGGCGCGCCGCCAGCTCGAGCGCGCCTATGAAGCGGCCAGCCCGCGCGACACATGGCGCCCGCGCCGCGCCGGGGCCAGCGCGAACACCGACCACCGGGCGGACGCCAGGACGCTGCGCAGCAAGGCACGTGCGCTTGTGCAGAACGTGCCGTATATCTGGGCTGGCCTCGATGGACTGGCGGTGGCCACGGTCGGCGCCGGTATCATCCCACGCGCAACCGGCCGAGAGAAGGACAAGATCAACGCGCTGCTGAGCGACTGGTGGAAGGTGTGCGACGCCGACGGCCGCTTCGATTTCTTTGGCCTGGTGAAGGCAGCCTACTTCGCGATGGAGCAAGACGGCGAAGTGCTGGTGCGGCTGCGCACCCGGCGCGCCACCGATGGTCTGCCGGTCCCGCTGCAACTGCAGCTGCTGGAAATTGACTGGATCGACGACGCCCGCACCGGCACGTTCAACGGCAACCAGATCGTCAACGGTATCGAATACGACATGCTCGGTGCCGTCGCTGCCTACTACCTGTGGGACCAGCATCCCGGCGAGATCGCCGTCGGCCGCGGTCGCGCGCAGAGCCGGCGCGTCCCGGCCAAGGACATCATCCACCTGTTCAACCCGGGCCGCCCAGGGCAGGGCCGCGGCTTCACCCGCCTGGCGCCCGTCATCGCGCGCACGCGCGACCTGCAGCTTTACGAGGACGCAGAGCTGGCCCGTAAGAACCTCGAGTCGCGCCTGTCCGTCCTGGCCAGCGGTGACCTGACCCAAATGGAAAACCCAGCTGGAATGGGCGAGGCCGCCGGCGCGCATGGCTCTGGCGCGCGCGACATGGGCGAGCTGGGCGGCGGCAACATCTTCGGCATGCCGGCCGGGATGAACTTCACTGTCGTTGAGCCGAAAGGCATGCCAGGGTATGTCGATTACCTCAAATTCAATTTGCACCTGATCGCCGCCGGCATGGGCGTCCCATACCACTTGCTCACCGGGGACATGAACGAGGTCAACTTCAGCAGCGCGCGCGTACGCCTTCTCGACTTCCGTCGCGCGGTCACCCAGATGCAGTGGCTGACCCTGATCCCGAAGCTGCTGGTCCCAATCCACGACGCCTTCATCGACCACGCTTGGCTGGCTGGCCTGATCAAAGTGCTCGACAAAGCGGTGGACTTCAGCCCGCCGAAGTGGGACTACGTGAACCCCGAGCAGGATGTGAAGGCCGACCTCGCGGAGATCAGCGGCGGCCTGGCCAGCATCAGCGAAAAACTGCGTCAGCGCGGCTACGACCCGGACGTTGTATTCGAAGAATTAAAGAACGACATCGAAAAGCTGCGCGAGATGGGCATCCTCGATGTGATGCTGTTCCTCCAGAAGGGGAACCTGCCAACTCATTCAGCTGAAGATTCAGAGAAGGCGAAACCAGCCTGATCGACACTGTATTTATTCTGAAAGGTAAAAATGCCAATCCTGCAAAAATTCAATGACTTCGTCGAGCAGGTGCTGCGCGCGAAGCACGACTTCGGGTCGCACGTGTTCAAAGTCGCGCTGACGAACGCGGCGCCGGCCGCGACGAACACCGTGCTGGCGGACATCACCCAAATCTCCGGCGGGTCGTATACGACCGGCGGCTACGTGCTTGACGGCGTGACGCTGACCGAGACCGGTGGTACTGCCAAGGTCGTCATCGCCGACGAAGTTATCACCGCGTCCGGTGGCTCGATCGGCCCGTTCCGCTACGCCGTCGTCTACAACGACACCACTTCCGGCAAGCCCCTGGTCGGCTACGTTGACCGTGGCGACAGCATCACGCTGCTCGACGGTGAAGCGGTGACCTTCGACGCCGACGCAGCGGCCGGCGTGCTGACCCTGGCCTGATCATGAGCATTCGCGAACGAATCCTCGCGCGCCCCGACCTGGACGCCCTGCGCGCCGCGCGCAACATCGACCAATTAGCCGCCGCGCTCAATGCTGAGGGATTGACCGCGGCGGCCGAGCGTTACATCACCCTGCGGACCATTCTGGGCGAATGCGCAAACGGCCGCGCGATCGTGCTCGCCCTGCGCACCGCCGCGCCGGCCGACGCTATCGTCGAAGAATCGCTCAATTTCCTGCGCGACGATTCAGGCTTCGACATAGGCCACCCTAAAACGCGCGAGGACATTGATCGCTTGGTCGAGGCGGGCGTGTTCTCTGCTGCGCAACGTGACGAGCTGCTCGCACTTGCCCTGCGGCCGGTCATCGTTACCCGCGACCAGGTCAACGAAGTGATGTTCAACGCTGACGGATCGGAGAAGTAAGCATGCCGGCAAACAAGTCATTTTCTGCGCTCTTTGCCGCCGGCACCAATGTACCCGCCGGCACCACGAGAGCCAGCCCGGTGGTGGGAAGTACCGTCAACACCACAGCGGCCTACGGCGGCGAGCTGGCCTGGCGGATCACGAACGGCGGCGCGCTAGGCGCGGCCTGCACGATCCTGTTCCAGGTGTCGCCCGACGGCACAAACTGGTTCGACTATTACCCTGTCGGCAGTTCTGACTTGGTGTCCGGCACCGTATCGCAGGGGCCGTCGATCACGCTCAGCCGCAGCGGTATGTATCTGCGTGCCATCGCCTACGGCAATACGACCAGCGCCTGTGCCGTGGAGGCGGGTGTGATGCTGACCACGGGGCTGTAATGGCTCTCGCGTGCTACCAGCCGCGGGGAAATCTACAGGTCGACCAGTCGCAGCGGCTGGCGGCCGGTCTGCGCATTGCTTTGCTGCCGGGCGTCAGCCGATCATTCGACCCGGCCAGCATGCGCACGGTCGCGCCCAACGGCATGAAGCAGGTTCCGGCACCGACTGGCTATGCGGCCGGATTCGGTGCGACCCTTGGCGCGGCTACCAGCGACAAGGTGCTGACGCACATCTCAGGCGCGCTGCCGACGGCGCGTAGCTACTTTTTCCGAGCGCGTCGCAATGGCGCCGGCGGCGGCAGCCTGGGGCGCCTGTTCGACAAGTCGAGTGGCAGTAGCGGGCAATTCCTATACTTTCACAACGCCTCCGGGTTTCTGCGGTACGGCATCCATATCGCCAGCTCGGAGACGAATACCGACATTGTTTCCGGTGCGGACATCACGCCTGGGCAGTGGTTCGATGTGCTGGTCACCCACTTGCAAGTCGGCTCGGTCGCAACCATTAACGCCTACATCAATGGCAATCAGGTCGTTGCAAACCGCGTCATCAACGGCACGCTGACGGATGCGGCCGCGACCGTAATCTGCGTGGGCAACCGCAATTCCGACAACGCCCGGGTGTGGGACGGCCTGATCGCTGCGGCGTACGTCTGGGACAAGGAGCTGACCCTGGCCGATGCGGCGGCGCTGTCGATGAACCCGTGGGCGCTGTTCGCGGCGCCCGAAGAGGAAGACTATGTCCTGCGGGCGGCGGTTCAGCAGTCCATTTCGGTAGTCCGCGCCTCGCTTCTGCTTTCTGGTAGTGAAGTCGCACTGCGTGTGTCGCGTCGCTCTGCGGTGCAGCCGGCGCAAATGCAAGTCACCGGCGCAGACGTCGCTCTGGAGACATCGCGCAGGATCGGGGTGCAGCCCGCGGTGCTGTCCGCCACCGGCGGCCAGGTCGACTTGTGGGCGGCGCGGCGCCTTGCGGTCGCACCGGTCGCGTCCACCCTGATGGGCGGCGCGATCGAGCTCGTATACACGCCAGCCCAGGAAGGGAACAGCTACAGCATTGCGGTCTCGCCGGCGGTACTGGTCCTAACGGGCGGCAACGTCACGATGCGCGTCAATAGGCAAATACCGGTGGATGCTGCCCAACTGGCGATCGGTGCCGGGCCGGTGCGAATGATAGCTGCGCGTCGCCAGCTGGTGTCGCCAGCGCACTTGGTATTGGCTGGCGGCGACGTAACGCTTCGCTTCTCCGCAGAATCTCCACCGCTGGATATTGCGAAAGTCCACTCGTCGCGGGTCGTGATCTTTGAAGGAAGTGGCAGCAAGGTTGTGGTGTTCGAGGGCAGCGGTAGCAAAGTTGTCGTGTTCGAGGGTAGTGGAAAACGAATGAGGTTCAACGATATGAGTGCAAAAGTACCAATCAAGGTCGGCGAGAAATGGATTACCGATCGCGACCGCGACGAGATCAGCTATTACGCAGCCGACATCACCGACGAGCTGGCTGATAGGAATACGACCGCCATTGCCGATGAAGTCACCGCGCCAGTGTTTGGCGTGGAACTCCTGGAAGGGCCACAGGTCCAGGTGGCGACGGTCGACGGGATAGAGCGGACGTATGTCGTCGTCAAGCTCGGAGACGTCGATGGCGCCATCCCCGACGACTGGCGGTGGGTGGCGCGCGTACCATGCGCGAATGGCGAGCGCTTCGATAGAACAACCTGGTTCAATGAGGTCGACCCATAATGATCAACATCGCAGAGCGCCTGAATGTGAAGGCCCAAGTCAAGAGCGTGGGCGGCGAAGATGCAGTGCCCAGCACGCAGCCAGCAGGAACGGGAGCGCAAGCCGATAGCCAGGTCGCGGCTTACCCAGCCAAAAATCTAGTTTTGGATGGTGGCCGCTACTTCGTTGCGAACTACGAAAAGTAGCCAGTCTGAAATCTGTCTCAGTTTTCCGAGAATTGAGACAGTGCAATGAGCAGAATGGGCTACATGACGACGCCTACTGCTACTACGCAAACTCGCACGGCCACCGACCCGCGCAACATGCCATCGCTCTCGCGCGATGCGCAGCTGGTGCCGACCACCTATAACGAAGCCGATAACACCGTCGAGGTGGTGTGGACGACCGGAGCGCGCGTGCGGCGCTACGACTGGTGGACCGACAGGCCGTACGAAGAAGAGCTGGTGGTGACGCCGGAAGCAGTTGACATGACGCGCTTCGAGGCGGGCACGGTTCAGGTGATCGACAACCACCGCATGCACGGCGGCGTCCAGTCGATCATCGGAATCGCCTTGAACGGCACGATCGCCGATGGAGAGGGGCGTGCGACTCTGCGTCTCTCGACCCGCCCGGAGATGGAGGGAATCGTCGCCGACATTAAGGCTGGCATCATCCGTTCGATTTCCTTCGGATACAACACCACTACCACCGAGATCACTCGCGCAGTCGACCGCACCGACGGCGGAACGGTGGACCTTTACCGTGCTGTCCGCTGGCAGCCGTTCGAAATCAGTTTTGTCACCGTTCCAGCTGACGCTGACGCGAGTACGCGCAGCCAGCCGGCGAACGGTGTCCCATGCGAGTTCATCACCCGGGCGCCCGCCCATCCTTCAACTTCCCAGGAAAACCAAATGCCTCAAGCTCAAGGTACCCAGTCGGGCGCACCGAATCACGCGCCCGTCGTCGAAAACCGCAGCAGCGCGCCGCCAGCTCCAGCCCCGGCTGCTACTCCTGCAGCGCCTGCACCGTCCGCGGACGATGCTGCCGCCCGCGCCGCCACCGAAGCCGCGATCCGCTCGGCTGACATCACCGAACTGTGCGTCCGCCACGGCGTGACCAACCTGGCCGCTGGCCTGATCCGCAGCGGCGGCACCGTCGACCAGGCGCGCGCTGCCGTGCTGGAAGAGCTGGCCCGCAACGACGCCGCCCGCGGCGGCCACAACAACGTCGGCCGTATCGTCACCGTGAGCGACGCGCAGCAGGTGCGCATGGCCGGCATCGAAGAAGCGATGATGCACCGCATCCACGCCGGCACCAAGCTGACCGACAACGGTCGCCAGTACCGTGGCATGAGCTTGCTCGAAATCGGCCGCGACTTCCTGGAATCGCAAGGCGTCAACACCCGTGGCATGGATCGCATGCGTCTCGCCCACGAGATCCTGCACTACCGCTCCGGCATGCACGGCACCAGCGACTTCGCCGCCCTGTTCGCCAACGTGGCCAGCAAGCGCCTGCGCGACGCATATGCCGAGAATGCCGGCACCTACACCCAGTGGGCACGTCGTGCGCCGAACGCCCCGGACTTCAAGAACATCAGCATCGTGCAGCTGTCGGGCGCCCCCGAGCTGCTGCAGACCAACGAGCACGGCGAGTTCAAGTACGGCACGATGAAGGATGCCGGCGTGAACTATGCACTGGTGACCTACGGCCGCATGGTGTCGTTGACCCGCCAGGCCATCGTGAACGACGACCTGCGCGCCTTCGAGCGCCTGGTGTCGGCATTCGGTGCAAGCTCCAGCCGCCTCGAAAATCGCCTGGTCTACAGCCAGCTGACCGCCAACCCGACCATGGGTGACGGCACCGTTCTGTTCCACGCCGACCATAAGAACCTCGGCACTGGCGCCGGCTCGGCCCTGCAGCTGTCCGCCCTGAAGGCTGGCCGCACCGCCATGCGCGTGCAGAAGGGCCTGCAGAACGAAGAGCTGAACCTGTCGCCGAACTTCCTGATCGTCCCGGCTTCCCTGGAGCAGGACGCTTACCAGCTGACCAGCTCGAACTATGTACCGGCCAAACAGGGCGACGTGAACGAGTTCCGCACGGGCGGCCGCACCGCGGTCGAGCCGATTGTCGAGCCGATCCTCGACGGCGTGAGCGACGGCGTGAGCGACAAGGAATGGTACCTGGCCAGCAACAACAGCCAGGTCGACACCGTCGAGTACTGCTACCTGGACGGTGCGGAAGGCCCGGTCATCGACAGCCAGAACGGCTTCGAGATCGACGGCGTCACCTGGAAGTGCCGCCTGGACTTCGCCGCAAAGGCAGTCGACCACCGCGGTCTGTACAAGGGCGCCGGCGCGTAAGCGCGGGCCCTCCGTCTCCACGAACGATAGGAAGCAAGCAACGTGAAAAACTACATCCAGAAAGGCGGCGTACTCAGCGTGGTCGCGCCGTATGCGGTAACCAGTGGCCAAGGCGTGCTGGTCGGCGCTCTGTTCGGTATCGCGGCCAACAATGCGGCGCAGGGCGCCCCGGTCGAGATCGTCCGCAGGGACGTGTTCGATATCAGCGCCGTCTCGGCGGACACCGCAGCCCAGGGCGCCAAGATCTACTGGGACAACACCGGCCGCAAGGTGACCACTACCGCGACCAACAACACCCTCGTCGGCTGTGTCACCGAGGCCAAGGCCAACGGCGACACCACCGCCCGCGTCCTGCTCGACGGCGTCATCCGCTAACCCGGCGCCCATGCGGTTCGCCAACCTCGAAGCGGTCGCCAACGCTTCCGTCCTGAACCACTTGGCCAACGTCCAGGTGGCAATTGGCGGTGCGGTGGTGCCCGGCATCTTCCGGAACCCGTCGAGCGTGGCCCAGCTCGGGGTTGGCGTCGCTGACACCAGCCCGACCTTGACCGTCGCATCTACTGCGGTCATGGCCGAGCCGGTCGACAAGACCATCGAGATTGCTGGCGTTCCGTACGTGATCGGCGCCAGTTCGCCAGACGGCACCGGCCTGACCGTCCTGACCGTGGAGCGTGCGTAATGAGCACCGCGTTCTCGAAGGTAGTGAGCGCTGTCATGGCGGCGCTCTCGGCCCAGCCTGCCGTATGCAGGGCCATTTACCGCGCCCGCGGCGTGGCGGTCGCCGATCAGGATGACGAGGCGGTGAGCGTGCAGTGGGACCAGGGCATGCCCAGGCAGGGCGTCATCGCTGGCGCGCCGATCGACTGGCAGACCCGCATCAGCGTCGACTGCTATGCGCGCAGCGCACGCGAGTCCGGGGACGTGGCCGTGGATCCGCTGCTCGAGAAGGTGTACGAGCGTCTGGCCGCGGACCCGTCGCTGGGCGGCATGGTCGACGACCTGGTCATCGCCGGCATCGAGGCCGAGAACACGGTGGATGGAAAGAAGACAGGCTGGGTTCGCCTGACCTATGTCGCTGAGCACCGTACCGAAAATTCACTTTTGAGCTGACATGAATGAAACGAACACCCTGAACAATCGCGCCATTCCGCCAATGCCTGGCGGCGGCTCGTGGACTTTCGACGACCAGCAGTGGGCTTGGATCCCAAATGATCCGGCGCCTACCCAAGCCCCTGTCACGGCCGCCGAGGTCGAAGCAGGCAACGAACCGGCCGCCGCCTTGGCCACCCAACAGGAGTAACTCATGGCACGCAGCATCAAGAACACCATCGTCACCGCCAAGGTGGAAACGACCGTTGGCGTGGACGCGGTCCCGACCGGCGCGGCGAACGCGGTGCTGGTTTCCGACGTGAGCATCACGCCGCTCGAAGCCCAGGCTATTGGCCGCAACTTGATCCGCGGCTACTTCGGCGGCAGCGAGCAGCTGGTCGGCCCTAGCAGCGTCAAGATCTCGTACACCGTCGAGCTGGCGGGTTCCGGCACCGCTGGCACTGCGCCGCCCTGGGGCCAGCTGCTGCAGGGCTGCGCAGTAGCCGAGGGCGTGCTGGCGACTCCGGCGCGCGTAGAGTACATGCCTGTGTCAACCAGCCTGAAGTCGCTGACCCAGTACTACTATGATGACGGTGTCCTGCACAAGGCGCTGGCATCGATGGGCAATTGCACGCTGTCGGCCAAGGTCGGCGACCGCCCCGTCCTGCGCTTCGAATGGACCGCCCTGGACGGTGGCGTCGCCGCGGTGCCGAATGTCGCACCGACCCTGACCGCGTGGAAGAAGCCGGTGGCCATGACCAAGGCCAACGTCGTCGATGTCACCTTCGGCGCGACCTACGCTGCCGGCGTGCTGACCGGCGGCACGACTTACAACAGCACCGGCCTGGAGCTCAACTTCGGCAACACGGTCAACTTCACCCCGATGCTGGGCACCGAGACCGTGGACATCACCGACCGCGAATCGACTGCCACGCTCGAGATGGAACTCACCGCCGACCAGGAAGTCGCGCTGATGGCGGACGTCAAGGCGAACCTCACCAAGAGCGTGGCCCTGACCATCGGCACCGCGGCCGGCAACAAGATCATCGTGTTCGCCCCGGCTGCCCAGCTGACCAACCCACGCAAGTCCGAGCTCAACGGCAAGCGCCTGATCGGCTACGACCTGCGCCTGGTCCCGGTCAACGGCAACGACGAGTGGCGCATCGTCGTTCTGTAATTTCAACCACAAATTCTATTTGCAAGGAACCGCCACATGTCATTCGTACTGAAAAAACTGAACAAGCTCCCAGTCCGCGTCAAGGGCACGCTGCCGGGCGAGGACGGTAAGCCGGTCGACTTCGACTTCACCCTGCACTGCAAGCGTCTGTCGCAGGAAGAGATCGAAGCCGTACAGTCCGACAAGGACGGCTCGGTCAAGGATTTCCTGCGCACCAATACGGAAGGCTGGCAGGACGTCAAGGACGAAGGCGGCGCAGCCGTGATCTTCAGCGCCGAGGGCCTGAACGATCTGCTGAGCAACGCGGGCATGCCGATGCTGTGCTTCTCCAGCTACATGAAGCAGATCGCGGCCACTGCAAAAAACTGATCAAGGCCGTGCGCCTGATGGCGCGCGGCGAGCTTCGCTTCGGCGAAGAGGCGAGCAAGGCTGAGCGGCACGTCAACGAGGCGCTCGCCGCCTTCGGGCTATTTGCCGTCGATGACCAGGTGCTGGAGCAGGACGAGTACTGGCTGTGGCCCGAGAACGAAGAGGCCTTTCACCTTTGGGTGGGCCTGCAAACCCAGTGGAATGTCGGCATGGCCGGCGCCTTCGGGCTGAACTACCCTGGCGTCGAGACGTGCATGCGCCTGCGTGACTTCGGGCGGAAGCGACGAGTCGAGTTGTTCGCTGCGGTGCAGCTGATGGAACAAGCATGCCTTGAAGAGTGGGCAGAAAAACGGAAAGGCTAGGTAGGGCGATGGCTGGAACACGTGCAACTATCACCGTCGGTGTCGATGGCGCGCCTGAGAGCCGGCGCAGCATCGATAGCGTCGCGGATGCAATGCGACGCATGAACGCGGAGTCGCTGGAGCGTGTCTCGGGCCAGCTCGGTGGCCTGAATGATCGTTTCGGTAATTTACAATCGACGATCGGAAACGTCGCTTCGTTCTCGATTGCTGGCGTATCTCTGGCGATGCTCACCGATAAGATTGGTGGGGTGCTCGACAAGCTCGGTGACCTCGATGACCTGGCGCAAAAAACCGGGTCCAGTGTTGAAAGCCTGTCCAAACTGCAGAAGGTTGCCGCCGCATTCGGGGTCGACTTCTTCGGCACGGTCGGCAGCGCGCTGTCGAACCTGAACAAGGGCGTGGCGGGTACCGACGACGAATCCAGTAAGACCAGGAAGGCACTTGCCTTCCTGGGTATCTCAGCACGCGATAGCGCCGGCCGCCTGCGTGAGCCGGCTGGCCTGATGATCGAGATCGCGAAGAGCTTGCAAGGTTACCAGGACGGGGCGGGCAAAGCCGCGCTCGCCAACGACCTGTTCAAAAAGTCGGGTATCGATCTACTGCCATACATGAACGATGTAGCGGAGTCGGTTGATGAGTTTTCCGCAACTTCGACCAAGGCTGCATCGGAGGCCGCAGGCCTTCAAGACCAGATGGGTTTGCTCCGTGGCCGTATGAATGACGCATTTACCGATATCGTCAGTGCTGGGGTGCCCGCAATGACGGATCTTGCGAGCGGCATATCGGACGTGATGAAAGCGCAGGACAAGCTCGCGGGCAGCGAAGCGGCCGACTGGACTGAGGACATGGCCGTGGGAGCCGCCCGCGTCATTGACGTTCTCGTGCTCATACCTCGCATTGTATCCGCCGTAAGCAGCAGTTTTAAGGTGGTTGGTGCGGATGTCGAATACTTGGCAACCGTAGCGGGGACTCTGGCTGAGCTCAAGAACCCAATAAGCGTAGCGCTCAAGTACGCCAAAGGGGAGGATCCGCTCGCGGGTATTAAGAAAGCGCTGGCTGATCGCAACAAGGTGCTCGAAGACGCCAACGCAAAATACGACCGGCTCTGGAACCAACCAGCAAATCAGTTTGAACAGGCAGTGCTTAAGCGGTTTTCTGACCGCAAGGGCGCTGCGGATCTGCCAAAGCCTCCTGGGGAGGACAGGCCGGATGCGAACTATTTCACGGGGAAGGATAGCGATAAAGAGGCTGCCGAGAAGGCAGCCGAGGCCTATCGCGCCCTGACCGCATCTATTCAGGCAAAGATCAAGCAGTCGCAGATCGAGGCCAACACCGGCAGGACCGCAACTGCGGCCCAGCAGGAGAGGCTCCGTGTGGACGAGCAGCTGGTCAAGATGAACTTGAGCCCCAAACAGCGCGCCTTCGTCGAAGGCTTGCTGCAGGAGCTGGCGGCTACCAATGAGGTCATCGAGTCCAACAAGCGCGCTGCCGAGGGTGCGGTCGCTATGCAGAAGATTCGTCAGGAATGGCTGGACTCGAATGCCAAGGCGCTCTCCGACGCGACCGAAGAGGCAGTGCGGAACGAAGCGCTCGCAAGCACCTTCGGCATGACCAAATCCGCCATCGAGCAGATGGAGCTCGCTCGCCTCAAGGACCAGTTCGCGCAGCGCTCGTCGCTCGGGTTGACCCTGGAGGAGATCGAACACCTTGAAAAGCTGATCGCCGCGAAAGAACGCAGTGCGACGGCCCTCGTCGCAGTCGATGCCGGCGAAGCGGCCAAGAAGGCAGGCGAGGACCTGGACAAGTTCCTGGACCCGACCAAGGCCCAGACCTTCGGCGAAGCGCTCAAGGGCGCTTTCGGTGCCGCAGGCGACTCGCTGACCCAGCTCGTCAGCAACCTCGACGCGTACAGTATCCGCCAGGCGGAGGTCGACAAGGCCCGCAAGGATGCCGCGACTAGGTTCGCAAACGACTCGACAGGCTACGCCGCGGCGTCGGAAGCGATCTCGCGCCGCGAGCTACGCGGCCGCGTCACCGCATACGGCGACATGGCCACTGCCGCCAAGGGATTCTTCTCCGAAGGCAGCAAGGGCTACCGCACCCTGGAGACGGCCGAGAAGGCGTTCCGCGCCTACGAGCTTGTCATGGCCGCCGAGGGCCTGGCCAAGAAACTGTTCTTCAAGGAAGCGGAAGTCGCCGCCCACTCTACCCTGAACGCCACCAAGCTGGCCGGCGAGGGCGCAACCACGGCCGCTTCGACCGGCCTGGCCGCGACCGAGGCCAGCGCCTGGGGCGTCACTGCGGTCGTCAAGGCGATCGCTTCGTTGCCGTTCCCATTGAACCTGGCAGCTGGTGCGGCTACGATGGCCGCGGTGCTGGCCGTTGGCGCGAAGTTGACTGGCGGCGTCGGAGGATCGAATGTCAGCCTCTCCCAGACACGGCAGGAGAAGCAGGGCACCGGCAGCGTGTTCGGCGACGCCGGCGCGAAGTCGGAGTCAATTGCGCGCGCCTTGGAGCGCGTGGAGGACAACACCTACCAGGGGCTGGTGATCAGCACGGGGATGTTGAACGCCCTCACAGAGATCAAGAACAACATCGGATCATTTGCCGCCCTGGCCGTGCGCGACATGTCGCTGGCTGGGAAGGGTGGCGCAGGCGCGACCGGATACGACTCCATCGCCCGCCTGAGCGGCACCTTCGACGGTGCCGGCGGCCTGTTCAGCAAGTTCTCGGAGAAGATCACCAACGCCGTGCTGGGCGGCAGGAAGACGCTGGTGGACAGCGGTTTCACGATTGACAAAACCACGCTGGCCGCGATCGCCGATGGCGGGCTGAACGCCATGCGT